TTATTTACTATTGCTGGTCCTTGTCTTGCATCTAAAATTTTCCCTTCATCTACAGTAATTAAATTATTTTCTACATCTTCTTTATTTGCTTTTTTATTAAATAATTCATTTATAGATTCCCATATAGTTTTTGCAGCTGTTAATAGTCTGTTTTCTGTTTCATTTTGTTTTTTTGCCATATCTTCATATATATTTGCATATAGCCCATTTTCAAGTAAAATACCTTCATTATTTTTGCTTTCAACTATATAAAACTTTAAAGATATATCTCCTAAGTTCTCATTTCCCCAAAGTTCTATTTTATCTCCTTCTCTTAGAAATGTTGCTACTTGCATTTCTCTTAAAGTATTAAAAGCATATTTATCTCTTAATTCAGTAATGTTAAAAGTTATATCAGTAGCATATCCTATGTAGTTTCTAATATCTAAAGTACGTCTAAAAGATTGACTTCTTGTTTCACTTGGAATTAATGTACCCTCATTTCCTGCATTTGTATAAGAATACATTATTTCTGTTAAACTATCCTCTCCTAATTGTGCAAATACTCCTATTTCTTTCCACAAGGTATCTTCACTAAGCCCCTTATTATCAAAGTACCCCTTCAGTTTTAACATTTGATTTGATAATACTTGTGTATCTAGAACAGGAATAGTTTTAAAGATATCTTTTACATCTTCAACCTCTCTTATATCTTCATTTTCTAAAATATCTCCTTTTCCAAGTTTAAAAACTGTAAATTTTATAATTTTTCTTTCTCCTATTGCTTTATTTAAAAGCTCTTCTCCTTTTATTGTTAAAGTAAAATTAGGAAACATTATTTATTACCTCCTATTGTTATTAAAAATTCATCAAAAACTACATTAGTGGCTATATAAGTGGTTGGAAGTTCAATATTTTCTTTTTCCTCCAAAGGAATACAGTCTATATCTATAACTCCATCATCATACATAACACAAGCAGGATATATAGTTATTCCTTCCATATTATAAAAATAATCTCTTTCTATTTTTACCCCTGCTCCTATTATTTTTTCCAATTCATCTAAAATGTCATTATTGAATCCATTTGTTAAATCATAAGCTATATAATAACCATGATCATTTTCTATGTCATCTCCTAGCTGATGTAAGGGTTGTAAAATAGGATAGAAGCTTACTACTTTTTTTATAACTTTTAGTATATTATCATGTGTTGGAACAAGCTGTTTACTATATATAACAGCTTTTAATATTGCTCTATACTCTTCTTCTGTTTCTAATATTTTTCTAGGTCTTTGTAAATTAGCTCCAAAAATATTTTCTAATCCTTTCATTTCTGCTGAATCAAGAATAATGTTTTTATATAATTTATTCATATCATCTTCTAAGCTCTTTATTCCTTCTGAAAAAACTCTAAAACTTTTTATAGTATTTTCCTCATGATATACCCGAGGAGTGTGTTTAAGTATGAAATTTAAATAATTCATTCTTCCATCTCCTTATATACAGGCCTTTCTGTATTTCCCATAGCTATAAATGAATTCCATGTAGTAGTTCCATCTTTTTTAAAGAAAATATCTACATTTTTATACTTTGAGAAATTAGATACATTAGAAGCTACATATTCTTGTGCCATTGATCTTGAAACTATTCCACCTATACCTACAGTTGCTATATATTCTATTACTTGATTCTTTACCTCTAAAATATTATCATATCCATAGATTTCAATTTTGCAATCAACTCCAACATCTACAGGTCTGTCAAATCCTACTTCTATCAATTCTCCATTAATTGCTTGTACAGTTTTTCTTACTTCTCCATATGTAAAAGTAGCTGGAAGACATTTTAAAAATATTGTCTTAGCTATTTCAATATCTATACCTCCATCAACAACACAATGTACTGATCTTCGTGGAATCCCATCAATAGCTGTATCTTTATTATTTTGCTTTACAGATACACTTTTTACCCCTCTTAAATTAGAAATAGCAGTATATATCCCATCTGTATTCCAAAAATTATCAGAGTTATTACCATTAAAATACCTTTTTCTTCCCTCTTCAAGAGTTTCTAAATCTTGTCCTCCTTCAGCTTTTTCAATATTACTAAATGAACTTCCCCAATTTTCAGGTGAAGATATAAGCTCTGTAATCTCTCCAATTTCAGCATTTGTCATAGAGCCAGTAGTTTCACTTGCTATTGAAAAGGTAAAAGGTATTTGGAGCACTTCCAGAGCTTCTAGGTTACTATAAATTATATCTGTACCTTTTTTTCTTAGCTTTATCTCTCCAATCTGTGCCTTTGCTCCTACAATACAATCTACAGCTTTTACTATTGATTGAGATGCTGTAGGAAGCTTTCTAAAAAATAAAAAATTAGATGCTCCTTTCCAAAACCAATAACCATTAGCTTTAGATAGGTCCATATTATCTGCCATATCTGTTATTCTTTCACTAAGATTAGAACAAGCTAAGGCTTTTGGATATTCCTGTCTATACCAGTCAGAATTATCATCAACATTAAAATCAGGTCCAAAATTTTCTGTTTTTCTTGCTGCATTTTTCATATCTTCCATGAAACTTTTTGCATTCTTAGTTTCTATCAGCATTCTTTAATTCACCTCCTACCTCTATTTCTCCATAAATTGTTGAAATTTTAGCAGTAAAAATAGTATTAAACTCTTCTATTTCTACATTTATGTCATACATATCCTTAACTCTATCTCCATAATATTTTAAAGTTTTATTTTTTACCTCTGATTTTATTGCATTTTTATTTCTAGAAAAAATTATCTTTTTACTTAATCCGTGATCTATATCCCAGAAACATTCCCCTGAATAAATATGATAAAAATTAGTTAATTCTTGTATTAATAATTCTAAATCTTCAGCTCTTTCATAATCTTTTCTTATATCATTACTTCTAGTAAGTTTTATTTCTACTATTACATTACTACCTTTATAATTTTTTATTCCTATCATGGTATTGGACCTCCTGTATCTCTTCCATCATCATCTACATGATGATGTTCATCAAAGTTAGGAGCACTTAATTCTCCTTTTGAACTTAGAGTTCCTCCAGCTTCTATTTTTCCACTTGTTATGCTATCTCCTTTAGTAGTTACATTTGTTTCATTTGTTACATCTGCTTTGAAAAGTGCTGTTTTTTCACATTCAATAGGTTCTTTAAATATAACTTTTATATCGAATTCTACAGTTTCTGGAAAAGTTACTCCTAATTTCTCATCAAAGAGAAATGGAAGAGCATAAGCACTATTTCTGTCAAATTGCATTTCTTCAATAGGTCCTTTGCTGGTTTGTGAAGAAAAAGAACTCATTAAGAATTCTCCTAATGCATTCTTCGTAAACCATACAGGAAATATCATACCTTTTTTAACAGGAACACTTCCTCCTAACATTCTTAATATAGGAACATTTACCAGAGGAACATCTTTAGCTGCTTGTGTTCCTACCATTATTTGCATTTTTGCATACCTTTTTTCATAAGAAATCACTTTACCAGGTAATGATGTGAACATATTATTCATTACTAATCTCATTAATTCTTCAAATTGTGTGATTCCTTTAGACATTTTAACCTACCACCTTTACATAATATTCTGATGTCCAGTTCTTTCTTCCATAAATAACAAAGTCTTTAATTTGAACTATTCCATTAAAATTATCATGTTCTACCTTAACCAGATCTCCTTGTGTAAGTCCAGGTATTGGAAGAGCCTTTACAATATAATCATATTTTTCTTTATCCTCTTCATCATCTGCTACATATTTTACACAATTTGTAAGTCCTGATGTAACATTTAACATGATATTTCCTGCCTTTTTAGTATCTTTTTCTTTCAAATCATAGATAACAATAGTTTCTCCTCTTGTAGTCACTCCAAGCCCTCTATTATTACATATCTTTGTTATAGTATTTAATACATTCCCAGATACAGAAATTCCATTTGCTTGATAATAAGTATCTAATAATTCACTTCCAGATATTTTTACATTAAAGTTTCTACAAATATCTCTTATCATATATCCTTCACGAACTTGTCTATCATAATGTTTAGAAAAGTTTCTACTAAAAGAATACCCATTTGACACTAAATCAAATGTAATTTCCGGTTCATCTGATAAGTCTATATTTTTTATATCTCCAAATATTAATTCTCCAAACATTTCTCCATAACCTATAGACAGACTAGCTTTTTCTTTTTTTATTAAGTTTCTAGCCTCTCTATCTAAATTCATTATTGTTATTTCAGCTGTCGGAATTCCTGATTTATCCATAGTGGTGTATTTAAACTCTATTTCTACACCTTCTTCCTTTGCAAATCTATATTTGCTTTCTGTAATTAATTCTAATTTTCTATCAAATAGAAGTGTTATTCCCAATTCTTACCCCTCCTCATATGATAAAAATACTTTATTTTCCAAATTCTCCCAATTTACTGCCCACTCTCCACCATCTTTTGATCTCGGAACTAAATTGAATGGTGGATATTTAGGATCTCTATTTCCTTCATAGTCTTCTGCAAATTGCCAAAATAATGGGAAATCTAATACAAACCTTTCTTCCCCTGCTCCTAATATTTCTCCCTCTTTTGTTTTACAAGTCATATAAAATCCATCATTATAGTTGTTATATGAAATCTTAAATATAAAATCTCCAAGTTCAAATTCATAAGGAATATCATTTTTATCTATTTTTATTATTTTATCTATTTCTCTATGCTCAAATCTTGCCATTATTCAATTCCCTCCAGTCCATCTTTATACATTCCTAACTTTTCAATATTTTTTGTTACTAAAGGACGTGTTCCTTGTTTTCCTTTGTTCCCTGTTCCTTTTACTGTATTTGTCAGTGAAGCCTCTGTTTTTTGTAATGTTGCAATAAATACCTTTTCAAAAGAAATATTAAGAATAATTGTATTGCTACTATCAGGACTTATATCTATATTCGTTATAAGCATTTGTTCATATACCTCATTAAAAACTATTTTATTTAAAGCTTTGTTTATTCTTAGAGTATTTATAGCCTTATATCGATCTACTCTATTATCTCCTTGTAAATAAATTTGTGCATAAAAGGTATCATTTTTATTTTCAGCATCTTCATTAATTCTATCTATGTTGCTCTTTGCTGAAACAATAGCTTGTGATATAGCTTCTGTAGAGTGAGATAAAGACAATTCTGTTACATAGTCCACTGGTATATCTCCTATATAAAACAGGGCTTGTGGAACTACATCTAAAGTACTATTTTTCTTTAATAATTTATTTAGCTTATCTCCTGCACTTCCTAAGCATTTTGTAATACCTTCCTTTGCTTGTTGAAAGTATATATTTTCTGCTACTGCTGGAAAATCTGTATTTATACTTAATCCTGTAATATCTTCAAGTACATTTCCCCACCTTTCTATCTCGGCAGGGATTCCTTTTAAGTCATAAATATAATTTTCTACTACATCTTTTCCCCCTTGTACTATTTTTGTTAGGTCCTCTGGTTTTCTTATATCCTTTATACTATCTTTTAGTCTTTCTAATTGATGTATATCTGGAATTAAATTCATTCTATGCACCTCCTAACAAAGCTCTTAATTTCTGATCTGTTCTTTTTTCTCTTCTATCCATCCATTTTTCTAGCTTATCTTTTATATCTGCAAAGTTGTTTATAGGACCAGTGAAATTAAATTCATACTTGTTTACTTCAATTGTTACAGTATAGCTCTTATCTTTTTTATCATTAGAATTATTATCTTTGCTATATTCTATTTTTTGATATGAAGGTGTTGTTACTTTATTTTCAAAAACTTTTTCTGAATAAATGTTTTCATTCTTTATGCTAGAATTACTGTATTTTGTACTTGCTTTGATTGGACTATTTAAAATATCATTGGTTTTACTTGCATTTAATACTTTCGAACCTTTAGGCAGGTTTATAAGTTCTGGTCCCTCTTCTCCCACTAAAGATAATCCTCCAATTGCACTTTGTGTTCCTTTAGCATATTGAGGAATTGCATTCTTTTTATTTACCACTTCTATTGTGTTTTTTGTTTTACTATCACTCTTTTCTGTATTTACTTGTTCTATTGCTTTCTTTTCTGTTAATACTATCTCTTTTTTAGAATCTCCCATAAAAAGACTTTTAAAAAAATTAAATGCTGTTTTACCTGTTATCCAATCAAGCATTCCTTTTAAAACTTTCCATACTCCTTGTGCTATATTTCTAAATGTTTCTGACTTCTTATATGCCATATACATAGCTCCACCTAATAAAATCAATCCACCTACAACTAATCCTATTGGATTGGCTGCCAAGGCAGCATTAAAAGCCCATTGTGCAGTTGCTGATAAGTTGGTTACTATTGCAAATGTTTTTGATAATCCATTCCCTATTCCTATTACAATATTTTGAGCTACTCTAGCTGTAGTATTAGCTATCATTACAGCAGTATTTTTAATAATCGCTCCTGCACTTGCCAAGGTTGCTCTTGTGGAACTTTCACCTACAAAAAAATTGTGTGTTTTAGTTATAGCTGTTGCTGTTCCTACTACTAAATTATAGGCTGTATACCCTGCTATCAAGCTCCATAAAGCAACTCTTGCTATTTTTGATCCCATTGTAGCTCCTGTCATAAAACCAACAAAATCAATTCCTGCTATAGTTGTTACTTTTATAGCTCTTCCTATTGTTGAAAATGCTTCTTTATTTTCATTTATTTTTTGTATAGCTTGAGTACTAACTTTTAACAATTCCATTTGAACAGGCATTAATTCTTTTCCTAAATTAAGATATAAAGTTTCTATTTCTGCATTTAATCTTCTTCTTTTCGCAACTTCTGTTTCAAGATTTCTTGCTGTATCTCCTATTGCATCTTTTGATTGCATTTCTATAGCTTTTAATCTTATCTTAATTTTTTCTGTTTCTGCCATTTTAGTATTATAAGTTTTATAACCTAATGCTAATGCTGCTATTTTTAATTGTGGTTCTAGTAAACTAGCACCTAAAGTTTTCCCAGCTTCACTTTCTCCCATTAGAGCTGAAAGCATTGTTTTTTGAACATTTATTCCTCTAGAACTAAGGTTATTAAAACTATCTAAATCATTTCCTAGTGACACTATTTGTTGTGAAAGCATCATAGCTTCTTTTCTTTCCATTCCAAACCCTGTAAATAGGTTTTGGATATCTCCCATTGCCTCTTTAGTAGTTTTTACAGACATTCCCATATCTTTTGAATATCTTTCTGCCCATAAATTTGCTTCTAAAGAGTGCTCTTTATATACTTGATTAAATTTATTTTGTGTTTCTATTAAATCAGAATAAGAAGTTACAGCTTTGTTATAGGTAGCTGTTGTTAGCAATACTGCCCCTATAGCTTTTAAAGTGGCCATAAGTTTATTGGAGCTTTTATTACTTTTTTCTTGCATTTCAGTAAACTTAGCCATTTCATTTTTTAATGCACTATAGGTTTTCTTTCCTTGCTTTTCTAAATCCTTAGTTCTTTTCACAGCTCTTTCTAAGGCACTATCTATTTTAACTTTTGCTTCATCTAAAATTCTATATCGAAAGCCTACTACCAATTCATCCATTGCCACCAAATATTCCTCCTTTCTTCTGATATCTTTTCGTTATTTAATAACAAGTTTTCATACCTGCAACATACTTCCCAAAATTTTTCTTCCTCACAATTTAATATATATTCCAAAGGAATATTTAGTTCTAATGTTAATAAATCTTCATATAATTGCCATCTTATTCCTCTTCTTTCTGAGAGTTCTCTACCTTTTGCAATACAAGTTTTGGTCTTTTCTTCTTCGACTTGTAAAAACCCATTTGTATTTCACTTAATATTCCTGCAAACATATCTATTCCCTCAATATCTTCTCCCCAATAATCTAGTTCTCTAGCTTCTACTGGTGATACAATCATTTCTTTAAATATATTCCCAGCAAATTTTTCTAAATCTAAATCTCTTATAAAATGTCCTTCAACTTTATTAAAGATAAATTTATCCATTGGTTGTATTTCCAAAAGTACCTTATCATAATCATCTTTTTCTTTTCTCCATATATGAAATTCAACTTTTTTATTTTCCATGATTTCCTCCTTTAAATAAAAAATCCCCAGAACCTAAGTTCTGAGGATATAAACTAATTAATATTATACTTTCATTTTATGACCACATTTATTACAAACTAAATATATTTTATTTTGACCTATCATTCCAGCTGTAAAACCTAATGGACCAAATATAGCTGCTCCAACAAGTCCCTTTCCCACACCATATCCATTTTTGAAAGCTGTAAAATCTTCCTTGTTTCCACAAATTGGACAAGTGTGTCTTAATTCATTAAATTTTCTAATAGATTTTTCTAATTCCTTTTGAATCTCCTCGCCTCTTTTTTTATTTTCTTCTAATTTTTTTTTACTCTTTTCTTGAAATTTTTCAAATTTTTCGTTTATTTTTTTTAATCTTTCTTCACTTTTTGCTTTTATTTCTTTAGCTCTTTCATCTCTTTTTTTCAATCTAGCTTGTTTTTTCTCTTCACTTTCCTTAAAAATATCAAATATTCCCATAGTTCCTCCAAAAATAAGTTGATTTCTCTCTTCTTTTATATTTATTACCACACTATTCTAAAAAGTCAAGGTATTTTATTAAATCTTTTCAAGTTTAAAGAACTTAATAGAATGTAAAAATGTACTCTCCTTGATTTTATTTATAAAATAAGATATAATCACTAACGGAGGGGATCAAATGTTTATTCAAGAAATTTTAGAAACTATTAACAACCTTAAATGGAAAGAATGTACAGTAGAATTAATTAGTGGTATTCAAATACCTAAGTGCACTATACAGCCACAAGGACAATTATTATTAATTACTGATGGATTAGGAAAAAAACACCTGGTTTTTCCAGATAAAATCGTCAGAATATTTGAATATGATATAATATAAAAACCTCAGATTTTATTCTGAGGTTTCTTTTTAAATATTCTCTTTTTTAGTTTTTAATAACCTAAATGTTTTTTTAAAGCTGCTACTAATAAAGAAGAACAATTTATATTTTTTTCTTTTGCTAATCTATTAAGCCATCTTGGTATTGTTACATTTCTTCTTTCTACCTTATTTTCATATTCATCTCTATAAGGAGGCATATACACTTCTATTAATTGAACAAAATCCCCTTTTTCTATTTGTCCTTGGTAAGGTATAATAGCTTCTGGGATTTCTTTTTCTTCTTCTTCTAAAATGCTCATATATCCTGCTAAACAATCTTTAGCCATATACAGACATTCTTCTAAAGTTTCTCCTTGTGTATTAGCACCTTGTAAATCAGGGAATTCTATCCAATATCCTCCTTCTTCTACTCTATGAAATATTGCTGGATAAATATATATATCTTTCATGGTTCCCTCCTTTTCTTATTTTTCAAGGAGAAAATGGAGCTATTTCACTCCAGCATCCTTTAAGATTTTATGATATAACCCAATCTTTATATCTTTGTTATGTCTTATGCTCTTCTATTTTTATGACTTTTTCTCTAACAGATGAATGAGGTCTTTAAAGTTTATTCCCATAGTTTCACCTCAACTGTATCATACATAACATAATGTAATGTATTAAGAATTATTCTTATTTAATTCCTAATTCTTCCTTTAATGCCTTTTGCAAGACTTGGGAAAAATTAATATTTTTTGCTGTTGCTAACATATCAAGCCAACTAGGTATACTAAGAGTCTTTTTCTTATATATTGTTTTTGTTAGAGCTTTTTCATAAGGCAGCCATAAACTCACATAAATAATTTCTTGGTTTTCATTTAAGTTTTTCTTTAGTTCTTTTATATCACTTGCTTTTGGAAATTTCTTTCCTTCTTCTTCATAATCTAATAAGTTGAGTGTTATTACTTCTTTTGCAAACTTTACAGCTTCATTTATATCCTTTCCATATGTTGTAAAATTATCAAGTTTTAGATCTGGTATTCCTACATAAATTACCTTATCTTGATGTGTTAGTATAACTGGATAAACTATATCGTTCATTTTATACACTCCTTTTTAATTGTTTGAGGTGGTGCAGGGTTATTTCAACCCTGCTTGTTTCAAAATACTGTTCACAGTTCCAATAGGTAAGTCTTTTTTAGGATGGGGAACTGTTACTTTCCCACTCTTCACAGGATGTACAAAATGATTGTGACTTCCTCTTACTTCCTTTAAAATCCACCCATCTTTCCTGAGTATCCTGATTAGGTCCGATGACGTCATATCGACCACCTCAAATATATTATAACACGTATTCAATACGTGGTAAATACTTATTTTAATTTTTTCATTCTATTTATTATACCTTAATAAATACAATGAAAATATCCTCAGATTTATTCTTTTGCCAATGTCCTTTTATATTAATCTATATTTCTTTTTCTTCAAATTCTGGTGTTAATATTTGAAAAGCTAATGTTTTAGTATCTCTTACAGTTTTAGCAACTGCTTTTTCTATCCTGCATTCTGAACAAGTATGTTGATATTTAACGCTAACTGCTGTTTCATCTATAACTATCATTCTAAATTCAATTTTTTCTCTTTCTAATCTTTTCATGTATTTTTCATCTGTAGTATCTGCTGAAACTGTTACTATTGGCTTTCTTGACCTGTTTTCTGATATTGTTACAGGTACTCTTCCTCCTAAATCTGCTTCATCTCCCATTGTTGCATTTGATGGTCCTTCTCCTGGGTCATAATCAAAAAGATTAGTTAAAGTTCTTGAACTTCCAGATACAGGAATTATTTTTATACTAATTTTTTTTGTACTTTTTGTTCTCTCTCCTGCCATAATCTTCTATGCCTCCTCTATATCAAATGATCTACCATCTTTATAAGCAGTTATGTTTATTCCAAATGTCTTCCCTATACCACTTAAAGATAGTTGAATGTTAAACATAAATTTATTTACATTATCTTCCAATGTTCTATCTAATTCTATTACTTCACAAGTATAATCTCTCAACATACCTGTTGTTTTATTTGGATTTTTAGGATCTATTTTTAATATATCTAATCTATTTATAATGGTTGCTCTTACATCTGCTTCGTCATAATCTGTTACTCCCATTCTTTCCTTTTCATGCCTTAATTGGCTTAGGTCCATAGAGATATCCAGTTTTACTTTTGCCAATTCCCATTTATTTATAAATTCATCTCCATTGAAAAGTTGCATTCCAGATGTTTCTTCATAAGCATAAACAGTTTGTACATATAGGTTTACATGTTTATTTTTAGTCCAATCATCTGCCTCTGATACTGTTAAATCTCCACCATCATTTTCTGCTATAGATAACTTATCTTCTGTAACTCCTTTTAGAGTTTTAGCTTCTCCATCAGCTTTTCCTACTCCCATGAAAACTACTCTACCTACAAACGCTGCATCTGCTATTTCTTCATAAATATTCTCGCCTTCTTGATGAGCTTTTATCCCACCCATTCTTGATATTTTTAATATTTTATCTGTTACAAAAGCTTTTTCTTTTACTAAAAGCCATGCAAAGCATTCCCAAGCTGTTAAAATAGTATCTAATCTTGTTAAAATATCTTCTGTTAAATGTGTACAATCATCAAATACTAAAATACAAAAATGTCTTTGAAAATCTAATGTAACCCTTTTTATAGCTGCTTCCACTTGTGGTGCTATTACTTCTATATCTCCATCAGCTGTAATAGGTATATCAGCTTTATAGAAGTTTTGAGGAGCAATTGAATTTCCACCATTGTCTACCTGTGTAAGAGCAGCTCTTATTTTTTTACAAAGTGCAGTATCTTTTCCAAATTTTTCGGAAATTTCAGTATCTGACATTGCTCCACTAAACTCTTCAACATTTTTAAAAGCTGTTGCTTTAGTATTTATAAATAAAATAGAATTAAGTGGTTCATTTCTCAGTGATTTAACTTCAGTTATATTTACTACTGTACGGTTAAAAGGACTAAATGTGTCTTTAACTCCAGCCATCTATTTTCCCTCCTTTAAATTTAAATTTTTTTCTATATCTCCTTTAATTTCTATGCCTTCAAGTTGTTGTATAATTCTTTCCTCTGTATTATTATAATCAATAGTTAAGTCAAATATCATACTGTGAATCTTTTTCTTTTCTACATCCTCTGTTAAACTTCCTCGTTGAACATAATTTATAATTCCAAATCCAGCTTTTATAAATTTATCCGAATTAATATATATAATTCTAAAGAGTTTGTCTTTTTCTTCCATTACTTCGTCAGGAGAAGAGGAATAAACTCTAAATTGTATATCTGCTTCATCTCTAAAAGTAAAAGAATTTATAAGCTTATCTTCTTTTATGATTCTATCATTTATTATTGGATCACTTTCTCCATCTATAACTTCATAAGTTGCAAATGGATATTTGGGAAATTTTTTACCAAAGTTTGCAGGTATTACTTGCATTTGTTCATCTTTTAAAAGTTTATTTATCATATCTATAAAGTCTTTAACTTTCATCTGCTATATACTCCATTAAAAGAATTTTTATATCTGCTTCTTCAGGATAATCTTTAAAAGAGGTTAGTTTATATCTTTTTCCATTATAAATAGCCTCTTCTCCCTCTTTTATATTTCCTTTAGTATAAAATTTTCTAGTATCTGCTGATAGTGTTCCTCCATTAAGTTGAGATAATTCCCATGCTTTTAAAGGTAATACCTTGCCTTTTACAAATCTTTTTCCATTTTCAGAAATTAGTTTTCCATTTTCCCATTTTTCTTCTCCAAATACACTTAATACTTGAAAAGGTGGATTTAAAATTACTCCTACTCCCTTCATAATTTTCTCCTTATTTAAAGAATTTATCTTGTACTTTTTTACTAATTATCTGTATTCCTAAAGTTGTTGCCATTCCTACTATAAAAGTTATTACATACCATACCATTTTTATTCCTCCTTTTATGATAAAGTTACTATTTCAAATGAAATAGAATTTAATAAAAAATCATTTTCTCTTAAGGTATTTTCCTTATTTCTCTTTTTTCTAGCTATAGTTCCAGGTTTATTTTTATATTCATTATTAAGAATATAACTTTTTATTCTCTGTTGAACAAATATTCCTAATTGAGTTAATATTTCTTCTCCTGTTAATTCTCCTAAAAAACCTTCTTTTAAAAGTTCTTGTTGCTTTGCTTTGATAATTTTTACAGATTCCCTGCTTTGTACTGCGTCATAAAAAAATGATTTCTTTTCCATTTTAGAAGTTCCAAAGTTTAGACACTTAGCATAATATCCAATAGTTACTCCTTCTTGCTCTTTAGTTGCATTTTCTCCAAATATTCCAACTTTTACTCCATGTTTTTTTAAATATTTGCTGGTCTTAGCTATTTTATCTAACATTGGAGTATTTCTTCTTATTGTTACCATGAGAAATGCCTCCTTAAAATTGATAAAAACTTCTCATCTCTGTCTGTTTTTTCTGCAAATGTATAAGCTATGTCAGAAATTCTATAACTTGTTAAATTAGAATTTTGTGAGTTATCAAAAATTAATTGATTTACTAACATAGCAATCCCCATTTTTAAATCCATAGGAACATTTCCTCTATCTTCATCTGAAGGATATTTATATCCTCCCAAGTATGTAACTTCTATTATTACATCTTCAAGACTTCTCATTGCTAAGTAAGGAAAGTGTAATCCAAAACCTTGAGGAAATACTCCCCTTTTAGTTTCTATATATTCTCTTCCTACAATATAATCATTTATATTTCCACTATTTCCATTTGTTATAATGCTTATTAGTTGCTCTACAGGTCTTTTTTTTAAATATAGCCTATTTTGATTATTTCCCTTTAACCTTTCTGTCATTCTTCCATACTCTAAAGAACATCCTACAAGGTTATGAATATAATCTGTTGCCATCTCTGCAAATATTTCTGCTGAATCTTTATCTAAGTCAGAAGAACTCAACTTAATGAGTTCCTCTGCTGTTATTATCAAATTCCTTGACATAGATAACACCTCCGTTTATCTATATTAAGCTATTCCTGTTACTGTTAGTGTTGATGTAGCTGTTTTTCCAAGGTATGAAGCAGTTATAGTAGTTGTTCCATTTCCTTTTACAGTTGCTATTCCTGTATTTTCAATTGTTGCTACTGCTACATTTGAACTTACAAACTTAGCTCCTGTAATTTGTGCTTGTGATCCATCAGAATAAGTTCCCATTACAGTGAATGTTTTTTCTCCAGTAGCACTTGCTGTTGCAGTCTTAGGAGATAATGTTATAGATACTAATTCAGCAGCAGGAGCTGGGTCATCAGCACTTCTAATTTTTAAAAGTCTTGCATAATAATTTTTTCTAACCTTTCCTCCCATTCTTACTCTTGAATAGATATCCCATGAATCCCCTTTAGAATCTCTATCTTTTTCAATTCCCATTTGTTTTCTTAAAATAATTGCATAAAATTCTTTCATATTTCCAAACATAACAGGATATTTTCCTTCTCCTATTTCATCCATATAAGGATCTTCTTCTGCTACAAATCCATCAATTATTAGTTTTCCATTTACAAATTCATAGAGTTTATTTCCAGTATCAGAATTTCTCATTGCTTTTAACTCTGCATATGCTTTAGTTCCACAATAAAATTTTCCACCAGTTCTATATGATTTTTTCATTTCTGAAGCTAGTTTTTCAACATCTTCATGAGTGAATTTTCCAACAAGTGATGATAATGAAGCTGCTTTTATTACTTCTTTATTAGTATAAATACCCTCAAATGTATTTTCTACTCCTTCATCATCTTGTTCTCCATATTTTCCTCTAAATATTCTTTCTCCTAATGTTTCACCTAAGTCTTGAGTAGTTACATCCATAACTTCTCCAATAACATCAAATTCTGCATCATCTAAAATTTCTTGTGTTAATTTTACAGTAGACCCTAATTTTCCGGCTTCTAAAGTTAAATATGTATATTTTAATACTTTCTTTTTAGGTCCATTAGCATTGCCACCCTCTTTTTCTCCAGCAAATCCATTATCAGTATCTACTCTTACAGGTATTTTTAATGTTTTAGTATTAGTTTTATATACTTTAGCATCTGCAAAAACTGGTGATTTTTCTTTTAAACTTGACAATATTTCATTTGCTTTTTCATCAGGAAGTAATATTTCTCCTGAATCACTTCCTGTGTTTAAAGAAGTATCAGATAATGCTTTTAAAAATTCATTTGCTACTCCTGTTCTTACATATTCAGAAATTGATTCTAAATGTTTTTTAAGATTTAACTCTGAAGTTTTTCCTATTTTTCCACTTAAATCAATATTCTCTTTTTCAAATTTTTCAATTTTAGCAATAGCTTTTTCAAATTCAGATTCTTTCTCCTCATAACTTTTCTTTAATTCCTCATACATCTTTGTAAAGTTTTTTTCTTCTTCAGCTGATAGTTTCTCTGCTGTTTTTCCTTTTTCTTCCATAGATTTATTAAAGTCTTCTAGTTTCCCACTAATTTCTTGTAAACTTTTTTGTAAAGCTTCTGTTTTTTTTATATCATCTAGCATTTTTTGATACTCTTCTCTTGATACTTGTACTACATTCTCATTCTTTTCTGCTGTTCCTGCCATTTTCATCTCTCCTTCTTCTGATTTAGTTATTTTTGCTTTTGGATTAGCTCCTGCTAATACTGTTGATACTTCCCTTATTGTTCCTTTTGATATTTCTCTGTAAAGTTGCCCCGATCTCTTTATGATAGTTGATTCAATCACTGAGCCTCCTATACTTAATGATATTGGAACCCCTGCTTTTTTTAATTTAACTATTTTTTCTGCATCTGGGTCATCCTTAACAAAATATCCTTTTACTATTATTTTATTTCCATCTTTTTCTAAAGTTCCATGTCCTATTGCTTTTAAAATATCCCATGAATGATTAGGCATTACAGGAATTTTCTTTCCAATCATGTCATCTAAACTACCTTCAAGAAATATGTCATTATATACATCTGCATTTTTATATGTACTTGCTATTCCCTCAAAGTAATAAGGATCATCTCCTTCTGCTTTTTCAATTTGTGATAAAGAAAAAGACTTATGAAATTCTAAATTTTTAAATCTTTCTTCAATTTCTTTGTTTTCTTCTGTTCCTTTTGGCATACTTTCCTCCTTTTTTAAAAATAATAAATCTGGCATAAACAACCAATTATATGACCTGCCACTGTACATTGTGGGTCTTTAGGAAATCTCATTTGAGTAGGTGGAGTGCTTCCCTCTGCTCCTACATTGAATGATTCATTTATTCCTATTGTTACTCCATCAAGTTCTAAGTGTGATTTTCTATCTGTTTTTCCTCCACCTGCATGAACCCAAGTTTTATTTTTTAATTTGGCTTTTGTAGCTGTTTGAAAATTTGTTTCTCCTATAGCTTTTGCTGTTTCTGTTCTTGCTATTACTTTTGCTCTTTTTACTCCTATTTCCCCTCTAGTATCTTCAACAATCTTTTTAACCATTTCATTAAAGCTCATTCCTTGTTGGGTATAAGCTGTTATCTTTGCATTAAGTATGGTCTTTGTTGTTTCTGTAACATTTACTACTGTCTTAGCTGTATACTTCTTTAAAGTCCTGTTTAGAAGCTTAGACTTTATTCCTTGTATATCTTCTAAGTTTAAGTTTCTCTTAAATGTTTCAGTAAAATAAGAAAGAAATTCATCTATATTTAGTTTCGATACTTTCAACAAAACCTTTTGTAGACTAGGTTTAAAAGTATTTTCTATAATCTTTTCAACCTTATCCTTGAAATCTGAGGATTTTAGAAAAGTCTTTTCAAGTTCTTCTGCTAACAATTTGTAAGGAGTATATAACAGGTTTTCTCTGCTCTTAGCTACCTTAATTTCATACTTTCTCTGTTGCATACAGATATTTCTAATTCTCTTCTTGATTTTCCTCTTCTTCATCTCTTTCCACTCCATTATTTTCATCTAGAGAAGTTTCAACATTAATTTCCTCAATTGGTGTAACCATTGAATTAATAAGAATTTTATCTGCATTTTCATGTTGATATGGTGATATTTGAACTCCTGTTGTTTGAGAAGCTATATTTCTTTTTTCATTTGCTGTCAAATATGAAATACCATCTAGTCCTTTAAGAGTTTCCATTACATCTTCTTTTAATTCTTCTATTGAAGATAAATCAACTATAATTTCTTGCCCTTCTTCTAAGTTATCTTCAAATATATCTGTAAGATATTCAGCAAAGATTTTAGCAATAGGAATAAGAGTTTGCTTATAAAGTCTTACTTTATCTTCTTTAGTATTATTGTATGTACTTGATGAATCCCATACCATTGTTAGAGGTACTCCCATCAAATTAGCAATCATTTTATGAGCTACTACCCACCCAGTAGACCAATCAAGATCTTTTGGATTTATATCTGTAGGAACGAACTCTATATCTCCAGGTAAAACAGATATTTTTCCTGCATTATTGTAGCCTGCTACTGCTGCTTTAAGTTTACTCTCAAATTCATCTCTTTGTTTATCTGTTTTAAGGTCCTTGTTACTTTTAAAGAACCCTGCTTTATGTCCTCCATTTTGTAGTAAAGTATTATTATGTACAATTATGAAGTTTATTAAATCAGATATTGCTACTAGAGCTTCTAATCTTGAACTCCCAGCACTATATCCTGCTACCTGCGCTTCTGGGTCCATATCTTTTAAAAAATGGTATCTTTTCAGTTCATCTCCTTTAATATTTTGTGTAGCAAATTGAATAGAATCTAGTTTTACACCACTCGTTGCATACATTAATTCAAAACTATTAGGAGCATACATTATCAAGCTACTGCTTGCCATATGATCAAATTTTTCAATTAATACTCTTCCTCCAAAAAGGAAATAAAAGAGTAAATATTTTTTAAATTCCGTTTTACTTGTGATTTCTGATGGTTTTTTTAATGTTTTATCTATCCATTCATTAGCAACAATTTCTTGCTTCTCTACCTTTTTCCCATTTTCTTCAACTATAACTTTTTGAGCTACTTTAAAGTTGATGTTAATAAAGTTGTCATCAAGATTTTTGTAAGCACATGCTACAGAGGGATTTCTAAAAACAGATTTTATATAGGTGTTATATTTGGTTGTATAAGCTGGAGGGTTGATATACATATTTATAGCAGAAAGAGTATTATTTACTTTTCCAGCTATATTAAATAAACTTTTAAAAAATTTCATATATCTACCTCTCTTTTATATGAATCTAGCTCCATATACTGTTAATAAAAAAGCGTCCCCTTTTCCTGGAGATCTTTTTATTCTTTTTCTAAATGTTTTCTTTTGCTCTACAATAAACTTCCCTTCACTTGTAAATTCATATTTTCTACTAATGATATCTTGAATTAATTCGTCATCATCAGGAAAAACAATTTCTCCACTTTCAAGCTGATCTCTTAATGTAAAAAACATTTCTGTTATTGTATTTGCATATTCATTATCATTTATTGCTGTTCCTCCATTATTTATTTCTAAAACTTCTAGTTTAGGGAGAAGAGGAACATAGTTTTTATCTTTCTTTTTTTCTGTATAATCTTCATTTAGCATTTCATAGATTCTATCTGCAATTGGTCCTCCAACACCTGTTGCGTCAAGTGTTAGATAATGTAGTTTTTCAGGTGTTCTTTGACACCATTTCACTATGTTACCAATACAGTTCATTGTAGATTTTTTATCATAGTTGAATTCTAAAAAATATTCAGAACCTGTACTAGAATAACCTACTGTATAGTCGCCCCCAAATCTTGCAGGGTCAACTCCTAATATTTCTGTATTTTCATAATTAATTTTAGATTTTAATTTCTTAGCATTTTCTACCAGTTCTCTTGGAATACATACATCATCATCTCCATCTGGTGGAAGCCCTGCAACTCTGACTTTATAAACATTAGAGTCTTCTCCATATCTTGATATTATGGATTCTATAGTTTCTTTTTTCATCCAAGGACTTTTATCAGAAGATAATCTTATTACATTAGTATTTCCTGGTCTTTTTCCAAAAGCCCATTCATAAAAAAATCCCATGGTCTTAGTCATATTTCCACATACTAATATTCTTGCTGGGTCTGCCCCTTGCAATACTTCCATCATTTCATCTTTTACCCCTGAGGCTTCATCTACTATTACAAGTAAATCATCTCCAGTTTCCCCATCTTTTGGATTTTGCAATATCTCTATTATCTTTTCCATAAGTTGTGTATCTTCTGGATCAATAAACTCTACTCCTAGTTGTTTCATAATTTCTTCTACTTGCATAGATTTATCTCCATGTTGCCCTTGTAATTGATCTGGACTTTTAGGAGATATTGGAAGCATAAACCATTCTTTTTTCAAATCAAGATGATTAAATTGTATTATGTTATTTTTTAAAAGAAACATATCAAATTTTCTTAAAATACTCTTGTTATACCACTTACTAACTTCAGCATAAAATACAGTTTGTAGTTGCCTCCATGTAGGAGCAATAACTATTACTCTTCCTTTATACCTTGTAGAAAGCCAATATAATGCTGTTACTGCTTCTATAGCAGTCTTTCCAGTTGAATGTCCTGAGGTAACAACAGTGATTAAATATTTTTCAAGACTATCTAAAATATCTTTTTGACCCTTGTATATAAGGTGTATTCCCAATACTGACTTTGCAAACTCATAGGGATGTCCTCTATATTCTCTTAAAGATTTAAAAAGATTCATTCTTATTTCATCTGTTACTATTCCCATGTTTTTTTATCCCTCTCTAATTTTCCAAGAAATTCATTTAAAGCTTTTAGAAGTTCTTCATTTTCATCTGTATTTCCTGTTACCTTTTTCCTTTCAACATCTATTTTCTCTCTTTCTATTATTGCTTTAATTTCAAATTCATATTCCTTCATTATTGAAGTAGCAATAATTTGATGGTCTGTTAGCCCAAGTATTTTATTTTGAAAAGTATTACTTTCTTCAATTATTTTCATAGCATTACTTAAAGCATTTAATTCAGCAGATAATTCCTTCCCTTTGAGTTTCTCCTTGTATTTAGGACTTCCATCAAGCTCTTTTTTATCTCCATCTTTTTCTTGCCCTAATATCTTAGCCATGGTTAAATCTCTTAATATAGAAACATATTTGTAAGAAACTTCTATTTCACTTTTTCTTTTTTCTATTAACTTTTCTTGCAATTCATCTTGTATCTTGATATAGATATCTTCTTTTTCCTTTAACCAATGATACCGTCTTATCCAGTTATCAAGTGTAGTTCTTTTTATATTTAGCTGTGTTTGTATTTCACTATTAGAAGTTCCTGCTAAATACATTTCTTTTGCCTTTAACTGTGTTGGTATCTTTTCATCTCCTGTTACCGTTCCTTTTTTTTTACTTGATGTAACGTTCTTTTTGTTACCTTTCGTAACAATAGTTTTTTTCTTTTTAGGATTCTCCCAGCTATCTATAAGCTTCCATTTTCTTATAAGGACATCTGAGGTTCCTAATTCTTTTGCTATCTTTGCTAATGTTCCTTTAGGTGCTTTCTTTCCTCCATACTTCAACCATAAAACATATGCTTCCTGTCTTGTTGGATCTCTTGTTCTAGATATTTTTATCACCACCTTACATAATAAAAAAAACGTAACCGTTTAATTGATTACGTTTTTAATTTTTTATAAATAAAAAATGAAGATAGTTTTATATAAGCTATCTTCACCTAAGTGTTTGTAATAAAATATTAAATTTATAATTTTTATTATATATTTCTAAATATCAAAGAATTCACTAGAAGGCAATATAAATAAATTTGATTCTTCTATACCTAAATCATTTGCCTTTTTTTTATATTCTTCTGCTTTTTTTTCTTCATGATAATAGATATGCCATTTCACATTTTTATTTGTACTTTTGACAATTTTTTCAAAATATGGAATATCTACATTTCCAAAACCATGTCCTATTACATAAATGTTTTGAACTGAATTAATCCAATTAAAGAAGTATTTATTATCACTTAAACATTCCTCTGTATTTTTAATTGTTTCTTCATAATAGTTTTTTAAATGTTCTAATTTTAATCTTTCACCTATTTCTTCATTACTTTCATCATTTTCAATAGGAATCCCATCTTCATCTTCTCCAACCCATCTTCTATCATTTAAATCTGATAATTCTCTTTCTAACTCTTCAATCTTTTTATAATTATTATGTCCAATAATCAATGGAGTTTTATTAACTTCTCCATGAATATGTAAAATTTGAGAACTTTCTATATTATAAGAATCTTCTAATAGATTAGTATAATTAAAAGTAAGAAATAAATCTAATTCTTCATTTTCATCTTCTTGACTTAATATTTTAGAAGTTCTTTTTGTTATATTTTTAGTACTAACTTTTGAAATCCATTTTTTTAAATATTCTTCTAATTTTTCCTTAACATCTGAAAAAATTTTGGCTAAATATTCATTAAATGTATCAGTATATACATCATCCTGTTCACAAGTGTCTTCTAATTCTAAATTACTATCTACTGATAAAATTATATTATCATTTACATAAGACATATGTTTTTCTATATCACTCCATAGTTTAAAATCCTCGTCTATTTCTTTTTTAGTATGAGGATCTATTGAAACATCACCCAAAGGGTTCTCATAATATCTTGGAAAAGCTCCTTCATATATACTAAAAATTCTGTCATGAAAAGTAGGATCTATTTCTAATACATACTGTCTAAAATCTTCATAGTTAGTCGCTAAGCCATGTGCTCTATCAAAACCATTTCCAATTATAAATAAATTCATTTTTTCTCCTTTATTTTTTTTAAAACAAGAAATTTAAAACTTCTAATTTCAGTAATAATACTAATTATAGTATAATAATTATTATAAATCTAAAATCTAAAAATTGCTATTATTATTACTTAATCTTTTTTATTTGTTAAATAATAAAAGAAAGGTGTATCACATAATGCTATTATTACTTTTATTATCCATTGACTATATATCATTACCCATAGATCAGGTACATTTCCATAAAATCCTATTGTTACAAATATAGCTGTATCTAAAAATTGACTTATCATTGTACTTATATTATTTCTTATCCATTTATGATTTTCTCCATTTATTTCTTTCACTTTATGAAATATCATTACATCTGTTGTCTGTGATACTATATATGCTACCAAACTTGCCAAAGTTATTCTTAGTGTTCCTTTTAATACTGCTTCAAATATTCCTTGATATTCTGTCATAAATGGTGCAATAGGTAATTTTATTGCCAGTTGAATTAATATGGTTGCTAATATCTGCATCAATAATCCATTCCATACTGTTTTGTTTGCTTCTTCTTTTCCCCATAACTCTCCTATGATATCTGTACATAAAAATGTAACTCCATAAACTACTACTGCTGAAGGTAAAATAAATTTTCCTCCTATTATGATTAATTTACTTGCTAAAATTGTGGCCAATACTAAACATATACTAAATATTACATTTAAAAGTATCAAATTTTCTGTTGTTTTTTTCATTTTATCTCTATATCTCCTTTTTATTTTTTAATTTTAAAATATGTTCTACTGTTTTTTCCCAATCTATTTCTCCTATACAGCTTTTATCATCTATGTAAAAATCTGCATATATCTTTTGTGATTTTTTTCTTTTATCCAATTCATGATTATATGCATCAAACTTGATTTTATAATGTTCACATATTGCCAATGCTTCCTGGTAACACCAACCATATCTTGCTGTCCATAAAATTAATTTACAGCCATTCTCCTTTAATTTTTCTATTCCTTGTATAGCTTCCTTTCTTACTTCTCCAGTAAATGGATATCCCTTGCTGTTTTTATCATCTGTTATAGTTCCATCAAAATCTATTGCCACTATAAATTTCTTATTTTTTTTCATCTTCTTCTATACTCCCTCCAAATTCTTCATACATTCTCTTTACCACTTCAGCACATATTATTCCCTCTGTTCCTCTTTCACTATAATATGTTCCATCTATATTTTTACTCCTTGGAACAATTTTTTCTCTTATATATCTAAACATTTTTATTCTTCTTTCCTGAGAATATTTGTATCCATAGTATTCCATTAAACAAAATTTTCTGAAACATGGTTTACAGCTAAAACATTCCTCTTCATTATCTGGAAAATGACAACTAAATGTTTCTGTTGCTATTTTTTCTATCTGTCCACCAATTTTTAAATATTCCTCTATTAAATCATTTTTATACTTATGTATAAATTCTTTACACACTTCTATTTTTCTCTCTTCCAATACTTTACTTTGTTTTCCAGAAAGATAGTTCATCATTTCTTCTGCTTTTATTAAAAATTCTTCTGTTTTATCTTTAGAGCCTTTATCTCCTTCTGTAGCTCCTAGACAGATATTATCTCCATAATTACTTCCTAACATTAAAAAATAAAGATTCCTCATAGGAATAAATGCTGATGGTTGCTCATATTCTCCTAAAGGAAATTTAATAACTTTTACATCTCCAGGAAGTCTTTTTATTTCCTCCTTACTGTATCTTCCTTCTATGTCTATATATAATTTTAAATCAGGATTCCATAATTTATCTATCAACCAACTATCTAATCCACCACTATACAATAATACTTTTTTCATTTTTTCCTCCTACTGTCTATCTAAAAACAACTGATATTTTTTCCATTCTCTCATTGAATACTCTGTTAAAAGTTCTCTTACTTCTTTTCCAGACTTCATTCTATATTCTTTAGCAACATTTATATGAGTTATTTTATTTTCCTTATAATCAAATTTAGGTACAGAAGCATATATCATTCCACTTCTCCAACTAGAACTATCAACCGAATAAAATTTAACCTCTTTTGTATAACTTTTTCCAGTTAGTGCTAAGCCATGTACTTTTACATTTTTTTTATTTGCATAATCTACTATAGCTTTAATATGTTTCAATATAGATGTGCCTTTTTGCCCATTAAAATTTGATATACATATGTAATCATATTCTGCCAGTATTTCATCTAGGTCTTTTTTACTTCTATGTAAATTATGAAAAACTGGCATTGATTTATATCCTACTGCTGTTTCTAATTTTTTTCTTATCTCTTTTACCTTTTCATATCCTAATAAACGGTCTAAATCCAATTCTATATAATTTTTTATATTATATTTTTTAATAAATTCAGCA